TTCAGTTGTACGTGCAAATGCTGATGTTGTTGCTGATTGTAGTACTGTTAGCATTGTTGGTGAAACAACAGCCCAGTTACCTGCGCCACGACGTGTACGCTGTGCAATCAAGTTTGCAACACGGTTGATTTGAACTGCAAGAGCTGCGTGTTCGTCACCAACGAATGTTGCTGTACCGCTTACAGCAGCTTGGTCGTATGTTTCTGAACCTGTACCTGCTAGTGTTGTTAGTGATTGGATCACTTCTTGGTCGATTTCAGCAGTAATCTCTTGAGCTAGTGCTGCCATGATTTCTGCTTCTACGTCGATGCCATGCTGTGACTGAGCGTCTTGTGCGGCCTCGAAAGTCCAACGTGCTGATACTTTACGTGACTTTGCTTCGACAGTTTGTGTCAAGATCTGGATGCTCATTCTGTTACCAGCAACGCCTTCTAGAGCCGCTGTTGATGCTGGACCATCCGAACTTGCTACGTTACCTGAATAACCTTCAGCAATTTTGAATGGTGAAAGTGCTTCTTCACCTGCTGAAACGTTACCACCTGCGTCACCTGTGAAGTCATCACTGTAACGTACACGTAGTGTGTGAATTTGAGCAACTGGACCAGTCATTGGTTGTACACCGACTAGTTCGTTTGCAATTACTGTTGGCATAACACGTCTGATCACTGGAAGGATCACACGGTTAAGTGTTGCGATGTTACCTGCAGAAGTAGCACCTGCGGTTGCACTCTCTGACAAATACTTACGTGTATTTTCAAGAGTTGTTTCCATTACGGCTTTTTTGTTGCCTTGTAAACCTTCAAGAAGTGCACCTTTGGTCTCCTGCCAGCGACTTTCTAATAGTTCTGACATAATATTTCTCCTTTTATATTCCAGCAAGACGTTTTATGTCAACCACATTATGGTCTACGCCTGCTACATTAGAACTGTTTTGTTTTTTATTGCCTGTTACTTCTGTTGCCTCTGTTAGTGTCGCCTTCTGCTTTGCTGGAGTGTTACCTTGGATAACCGCTGGTAGATACTTGTCAAACGCAGATTGTAGTCTAGCAGTCTGAACTGATTCCAGTAAGTCTGTCATAATTTCTTTTTGATCTTTACCCAAAGGTGCTACAAGATCATTTAAGATTTTATCTCTACGAGCTGATTCAGCAAGTTTTGTTTTTTCTTCTGCAGCTGTTTCAGCAAGTTTCTTAGCCTTAGCGGCTAGTGTTTTTGCTTCTACAATTTGTTGCTCTTTTGTGTCAATGACTTTCAAGAGTTTTGCAGTTTCTGACTTTTCGTTAAGATAGCTGTTAGCGTATTCTGATGCGAATGCTTCGAATAGCTTACGGCCAAAGTCATTTCTACGTGCAGACTCAATATCTTCTTTCAGTTGACCAATTTCACCTTTCAGTGATTTTGAAACTGTTTCTGATACTGCTTTTGCACTTTTTGCGACAAAGTCTTTTTTGACTTCTGCAAATTTTTCTTTAGCTTCACGTACTAAACGTACTTTTGTTTCTGCTAAGTCTTTCTTATCTTCGTAAAACTCTGCAAGTTCTTTTGCTAGTGCTTCTACAACAAATTCCTCAAGTTGCACAAATTTCTTTGCCATTGTCTTTTGGTCTTCATGTAGCTCGCCTACCTCTTTGCCTAGTTGAGTCATTACAAACTCTTTCATTAGCTTTGCATTTTCACGCTGTGCAATAGCAAATTTTGCTTTTGCTTCTGCTAGTTGCTTTCTGTCCTCTTGGAATTCAGCAACTTCAGCACTTAGACGCTCTTCTAATAATGAATCAATAGATTCAATCATAGTTGTTTTGTCATGCTCATACTTTTTAGCAAATTCTTCACGAAGCTCTGCAGTGGCCGCCTGGCGATTTTCTTTCACCTTTGCTTCCCATGCTTCTTCGATCTCACGGCGCACGTCTTCAGAAACTACGTCATTTTCGAATAATGTTTTTAGTGCATCCAACATGTTTATTTTCTCCTTTTATTGGAGTCGGTTGATTATGTTAACCAACGATTCTTTTAAAAACTTTTGTGCCTTGTTATCATGTCTAGTTGCCTGTGCTAATTCGTATGCCTTATATCCGCCGCGAGCATTCATAAGGTGCTCGTAAATTGGTGTAGGATATGCACCAGGGGCGCTGGGCTGAGCCACAACGTCCACGGTGATAATTTCAAAATCTGATACTGTATTGCTACCATCTTCAGAAACATTACCGCTACCTCTGCTTGAAACTCCTAATTTTACGCCGCTTTCTAGCATTGTTCTAACTAATTGTCCCATTGGTGTTGG